CTCTCCACGGCCCCCCACACCGCCTACGGCGGGGCCCGGGGCGGGGGCAAGAGCTGGGCCATGCGCCGGAAGCTGGTGCTGCTGGCCTTCCGATACCCGGGCCTCCAGGAGCTGCTCCTGCGGCGGACGCTGCCGGAGCTCCAGGAGAACCATGTGCGGCCCCTGATGGCGGAGCTTTCCGGGGCGGTGAAGTACCACCTGACCCAGCGCTGCTTCCTGTTCCCCAACGGGTCCAGGATCAAGCTGGGCTACTGCGACCAGGAGAAGGACGTGTACCAGTACCAGGGGCAGGAATACGACGTGATCGGCATGGAGGAGGCAACTCACTTCACCGAAAGCCAGATGACCTTTCTCACCACCTGCAACCGGTCCGTGCGCACGGACTTCTCCCCCCGGATGTACTACACCTGCAACCCAGGCGGCCCCGGCCACGAGTGGGTCAAGCGGCTGTTCATCGACCGGCGCTACCGGGACGGCGAGCGGCCGGAGGACTACGCCTTCATCCCCGCCCGGCTCACGGACAATACCGTGCTCATGGAGCGGGACCCGGCGTACCTTCGGACCCTGCAGCGGCTGCCGGAGCACCTGAGGCGGGCCTACCTCGACGGGGACTGGGACGTGCTCTCGGGCCGATACTTCCCGGAGTTCTCCCGGCAGCGCCACGTGGTGGAGCCCTTCCCCCTTCCGACCTGGTGGCGGCGGTTCCGGGCCATGGACTGGGGCTATCGGGACCCCTGCTGCGTGCTGTGGGTGGCGGTGAGCCCCGAGGGCCAGTTGGTGGTCTACCGGGAGCTGTACGTCACCGAGACTCTTTCGAGCCAGGTGGCCCGAAAGGTCCGGGAGCTGTCTTTGGGCGAGAAGATCGCCTACACCGTGGCCAGCCCCGACGCCTGGCAGCAGCGGGGCCTCCCCGGGGCCGAAGGGGATTGCATCGCGGACGTATTCGCGAGGAACGGCGTCCCCCTGCTGCCGGCGGACAACCGCCGCGTCCACGGCTGGCAGCGGCTGCGGGAAGCGCTGGCCCTCCAGGCGGACGGGCAGCCGGGGCTGGTGATCTTCCCCCAGTGCACCGAGCTCCTTAGGACCCTCCCCCTGCTCACCTACGACGAGCACGACCACGAGGACGTGAGCGACGGGAGCGAGGACCACGCCCCCGAAGCCCTTCGGTACGCGGTCATGAGCCGCCACCCCAAGGCGGTGGAGCCGGAACGGAAGGCCCCGCCCGCCTACGACCCCTTTGCCCCGCCCCGGCTGCAGAACGAGGGGTTCACAAGCCTATAACGAATGGAAAGGAAGCAACAATGGAGCGAACCAACGAAAAGGAAGCGTCCCGGCAGCTGTGCGAAAGGGCATACCGGCTCTTCGACGAGTTCCGCAGCGCCTATCGGCAGGAGTGGCTGCGCCTCGAGAACAACGAACGCATCTACCGGGGGGACCACTGGTACGACGTGCCGGTGACGGACGAGAACGAGCCCAGGCCCGTGACCCCCATCATCCAGTCCACCGTGGAGAACGTGAGCGCAGATCTGATGGATCAGGCCCCGGAGGTCTATATCCGGCCCGAGGGCGCCGCGGACGAACACATAGCCAAGGTAGTGGAGGCGCTGATCCGCCGGAACCACGACGTGTCCGGGTACACCGTGGAGTACCAGAAGCTGGTCCACGACCTGCTGGTGGGCGGTTACTGCGTCCAGGAGGTGGGCTACGACCCGGCCCTGAACAACGGCCTGGGCGGCGCGTTCATCCGCCACGTGGATGATCGGAGCATCCTCTTCGACCCTCTGTGCGACGACATGCAGGAGGGCCGTGCGGTGTTCAAGCTGTCCCTTCGGACCCGGGAATGGATCAAGGACCGGTTCCCGCTGAAGTATCCCGAGATGGGCGACGACCCCTACGTGGCCAGCGACGCCCCGGCGGACGACATCCTCCGCGGCGATCGGCGCAACAGCGTCCTGCTCCTCGAATACTGGTGGAAGACCCCCACGGAACGGGATGGCGTGTTCGCTGTCCACATGGCCCTCATCGCCGGAGGCGTGGTACTGGCCGACAGCCGCGAGTTCAAGCCCCAGGGCTATTTCGCCCACGGCATGTACCCCTTTGTGCTGACCCCGCTGTACATGCGCAAGGGCAGCCCTCTGGGCTTCGGGATCGTGGATCTGTTCGAGAAGCAGCAGCGGTATGCGGACAAGCTGGACCAGATCGTGCTGAAGAACGCCTTCATGGCCAGCCACAACAAGCTCCTCATCACCGAGGCCTCGGGCTTCGACGAGGAGGACTTGAAGGACTGGTCCAAGGAGGTCCATCGGGGCGAGAGCCTCAACGGCGTCACCTGGTTCTCCACGCCGCCCCTGCCCGCCTATCTCATGACCTACATCCAGCGCATCCGGGAGGACATCAAGGAGGAGAGCGGCGCCAACGACTCCTCCCGCGGCAACTTCCGCCAGGGCGTCACCGCAGCGAGCGCCATCCAGGCCCTGCAGGTGGCCAGCACCAAGCGGGCCCGCATGGCCACCGCCCAGCTCTACGAGGCCTTTCGGCAGGCGGTGCGCATGGAGATCGATGTGGAGCGGGAGTTCAACTTCTTCTACCGGCCCGTCACCATCGTGGAGAACGGCCAGGAGAAGGAGGAGCGCTTCGACAGCGCCCTGCTCACCCGGTGGGACCGCAGCGTGGCGGGCATGCCCATCGAGTTTCTGATCTCGGTCAAGGCCGCCAAACAGGACCCGTTTTCGGCATCCGCCCAAAATGAGCTGATTGTACAGCTGCTGCAGGCAGGGGCCATCGATCCGAAGCGGGCCGTGGAGCTGATGAGCTTCGAGGGCCGGGATCAGGTGCTCAAGAACATGAAGAACAATGAATAAATGGAGGAAACCATGAAAGAGACCATGATGGAAGAGAATCCCTACCGCGCCATGGGCGAGGAGATCGCCAAGCTGGAGGCGGAGGGAAAGCTGCCCGAAGGCTTTGACCTGGAGGCCGCCTGCAACGACGAGCGGTTCATGGAGCTGCTCCACGAGCTGGAGCCCTACGGGGCCATCCGGGTCTACGCCGCCGAACGGGCGGCCGAGACCGCCAAGGAACAGGCCCTGGCGGAGCTGCGCCAGGAGGCCCTGAATCGGAAGAAGCTCCCCCGGCCCACCCGCGGCAACCAGCTGCTCAGCGCCGAGGAGGACTACACCGCCATGAGCCCCGAAGCCTTCCGGGCCCTGGAGAACCGCTTGAGGAACCATGCATAAATAAAGGAGGATATGATCCATGGCAACCAATACCACCGTTTCTACCGCATACAATTCCTACTTCAACAAGACCTTCTATGACCGCAAGCTCCTGGACACCGCTAAGACCCGGTTCGTCCACGCCAACTTCGGTCAGAAGCGCTCCATCCCCCGCAACAACGGCAAGCGGGTGGAGTTCCGCAAGTACGACCTGTTCACGCCCAACACCAACCAGCTCACCCTAGTGGAAGGCGTGACCCCCACGGGCCAGAACCTGAGCCAGTCCAAGGTGGAGGCCGAGGTCAAGCAGTACGGCGCCTACGTGGAGATCTCCGACCTGTTGGAGATGACCAGCTACGACCCCGTCATCGCCGATTCCGCGGAACTGCTGGGCGAGCAGCTGGGCACGGTCATCGAGTGGGTCACCCGGGACGCCATGAACGAGACCACCAACGTTCAGTATGCCAACGGCGCCGCTTCCCGGCTGGCCCTGACCGCCAGCGACAAGCTGACCGTAGGGGAGGTGCGCAAGGCAGTCCGGACCCTGAAGAAGAACAAGGCCCGTCCCTTCGTCACCAGCATCGACGGCTCCCCTCGTAAGCCCCACTTCGTTTGCATCTGCTCCCCCGACGCCACCTACGATCTGCAGAGCGATGCCCTCTGGCAGGACGTCTCCAAGTACAGCAATGCGGAGCAGATCTACTCCGGTGAGATCGGCCGCCTGTTCGGCGTGGTCTTCGTGGAGGCCACCGAGGCCAAGGTGTACAGCCAGAGCGTGCTCAACGCCGTCAACGCCAACACCTCTTCCTCCACCACCTTCGTGCTGAAGACCGCCCCCGATGCCAAGGCTGTGGCCTATCTCTCCACCCCCGGGAACAAGATCATGATCGGCAGCAACGAATACACCCTGGCTTCCTCCAGCCCCTATACCCCCTCCACCCGGTCCGTGAAGCTGACCGCCTCTGCTACCCTGACGGCCAACGATCCGGTATACACCAAGGACGCCGGCGCGCCTGACGCCACCACCCATGTGGCGCCCGACGTGCACGCCACGCTGATCTTCGGCGCCGACGCCTACGGCGTGGTGGACGTGGCCGGGTCCGGGGCCATGGAGACCATCATCAAGCCTCGCGGCTCCGCCGGCACCACCGATCCGCTCGATCAGCGGTCCACCGTAGGCGCCAAGGTGGCTGCCTACGCGGCCAAGGTGCTGAACCCCCTCTGGCTCGTGAAGATCGAGCACTGCGTGTCCGCGTAAGGACGGAAAGGAAGGATGACCCATGGAACACGGGGAAGAGACCATTCGCCTGATCCTGCCTGAAGCGGGCAACGGGCCTTATGTGGAAGGGGCCCTGAACGGCGTGAACTTCCGCATCCCCACCGGCGTGCCCGTGGACGTGCCGCTGCGCATCTACCGGGTGCTGGAGGACAGCCGCCGGGGGGATCCGGCCAACGAACAATGGATGAACGGCTTCACCGCGGCCGGCGGCCGGAAGCTGGCGTGAGGGACCTATGACAACGCTGGAACTGATAAAAATGACCCTGCGCAAGCTGGACCGGCCTACGGACAACGATACAGTGGCCCTGTACAAGGAACGGCTTTTGGGGTATCTCAACGAGGCCATGCTGGACCTCACAGCGGAGCTAAGACCCTGGCGACGGGACACCCTTGCCGTGACGAGCGGGCAGGCGGACCTATCCGGCCTTCCCCGTGTCTGTCTCAAGGTGCTCGCCGCCCGGATCGACGGACAGCGGCAGCTGTTCTACTACGGCGCCACCCGGAGCACCCTCCTGTTCCCCGGGGTGGGGGACGGGACGGTGGAGATCACCTACCGGTATCAGCCCGATCAGCTGGCGGAACTGACGGACGAGCCCCAGCTCCCCGCAGAGCTCCAGGGGCTGCTGGTGGAGTACGCCGCGGCCCGGGAACGGGGTCGGTTCGACGCCGCCTCCCAGAACGCGGCTCGGCTGGATCTCACCCTCTATCGGGAACTGAAGGGGAAGCTGAGGCGGAACTATCCGGCTCCGGACCTGTCCCAGATCTATCACATCTATTGAGGAGGAAAGAGCTATGGCATTGCAGACCATCCGCCTCGGCAGCTTCGCCGGGGTGAAGCAGGGGTCCTGCGCCGGCGGCATCCCCCTCAACTGGGCGGAGAACGCTCAGAACGTGAGCACGTCCGGCGGGAAGCTGGATCGGGCCAAGGGCTATCGGGCCATTTACCCCCGGGTGACGGGGGCGGCCCGAAAGCTCAGGCGGCTGTTCATCTGGCCCCGGGAGTCGGGGCAGACGGACTGCCTGGTGGCTCGCCAGGACACCCTCTTTCGCTACGATCCCACCGAGGAGGCCTGGGAGGACCTGTATCACTACACGGACGACATGAACGCGGACACCTTCGACTTTTTGAAGACGAAGATCGGCAGCACCGAGACCCTGCTCATCGGCAACGGCCTGGAGTCCATCCTCAAATGGGTGGGGGGCAACTCGCCCATCGCCGCCTTCGGCTCCGCCCAAGGCCTGTCCGACAAGGCGGTGAACTTCCTGGAGCTGTACTTCGGCCGCCTGTTCGCCGCCGGGGATCGGGAGCATCCCGCCCGGCTCTACTGGAGCCAGGCCCCCGGCGACGGCCGGACCATCGAGGACTGGTCCGCCGACGAGAACAGCGAGAACGTGTCCGGCGGCCACGTGGAGGTGGGGATCGATTCGGACCCCATCACGGGCCTCTTCGCCCTGTCGAACCAGCTCTTGATCTTCAAGAAGGACAAGCTGTATCGGCTGCTGGGGGATCGGCCCGGGAACTATCGGATCGTACCCGTGGAGGCAGCCCTGACCCAGCCCATCCACACGGCCTGCGTCCTCTACGGGGATAGGCTCTTCTTCCTGACGGACAAGGGCCTCTACTTCTACGACGGCCAGACCGTGCGCCGGACCGTCCACGGGGCGGACCTGGGGCCCCTCCTCCAGCAGGTGGACTTCTCCGCCGCGGCCTCCGCCGCCTGCGGGGACACCCTCTACTTCGCCGTGAAGGAGCACAGCGCCAG